TATCCATACTAGCACATGGACATGGGAGCCGCACGATGTGTTGTGACAGTTCGGCAAGTGGCACATTTCATAGGGGGTCTTGTGTCAGTTGTCGGATCGTCACATCCAAAATGCATCCTCGATACCACCGCCTATTTGCAGGCTCGGGGAGTGACGAAAGTTTTGCGACAGTCCTACCCCAGACCCTAGTTTGTAAGTTATACACATATTATAATCGATAGAAAAACCTAAATCAACCTTGAGTGTGCCACTTTTTAAAGTGTCTACTAGTGGTTGTTTTTTTATGCATAGGTGTTATATTAGGAATGAAGTTAAATTTTGGTTTATGTATTCCCCACAAGTTACAGAAATGCCAATGCCAGATATTTGGTATAGTCCAGTATTTGGAATGGGTTTTTGGATTAATGATATTGGTTTACTCATGTCAGCACCAGCATTTTGCACAGCGGGAGACTATGACATGATGAACGCCATCCCCGTTTCAGATTGGGAAAACTGGGAGGAGATTAATACACCAGAAAATCTTTCATGTCTCGCAGACATAGTTCAAGTATGTACCTTGAAGAGAGATTTTGCAAACATTGGTTATTATTCAAGAAAGTTTAGTCCAGTTGGATAACTGGCACACACGGGGTTGCATTACGGTGCAATCTCGTTTATTATTCTAATAGTTACTCAAACACCCCTATGAGAAAGATTGAAGAGCAAATGAACATGGCAATCCGTTCAAGAAAGAACTGGGCGGGTTCAAACACTACCGTGAGATGTTTCAAAGAGAATGGCATCACAACTGAAGTTAACGTTTTGCTTCACGGTAACTGTATTGCATGGTTAGATACAGCAACTAATGATCTATTCGTGAGCAGTTGCGGGTGGGAGACCGTCACCACCAAGTCTAGAATTAATGCACTTCTCGAAGAGTTTCGTGAAGGTTCCAGAGTCATTCAAAAAAACTGGGAATGGTTCATCTCAGACTTCGGGCAGGTTAAACCATTTACTGACGGAATGAAAGTCTAATGGGTGCTTATTGTGACGTATGCGGAAACTTCGATGAGGAGTTCCGCAAAGAGATGGAGTACCCAAAAGACTCCGATCACTGCATACAAGACTATCAACCCGATTGCTATTACTATTGGGACTCCCCATTAGAGGAGGATTACAACTGGCGGGATAACTTCCCGCACGTTGATTGTATGTGTGAGATCTGTTTTGATATAGCAGATAGAGAAAAGAAAATCAAGTGGCAATTACCGAAATGTCAAACTCATCTATAGTGTGCCAGTTGAGAAAGTGTCCACTATTGGTTGTATTCGTGATTGTATGGGGTTATATTATAGATAAGTTAACCCCTACAATGAACTACTTAAACGAAACTCTACTACCATTAATCGAAGGAATTAAACCTAGACAATCAGAAAGTTATACACTTGCAGCATTAGGTTTGGAGCGTCAATCATCTCAGAGTATATTAATTGCATTCGGAGAACGCATTGAACAATTCTGGAATAAAGTTATCTCAGATAGTCAGAGTACAAACCTAATCGAAGATAATAATCTAATCGAAGTTAATGGAAAAATGAGACAGATTGACCATAATTTCGTATCTGAAGTTGATGGAGTGAACTACTACCTAGAGAGTAAGTGCAACTTAAACTTTGATAGTGAGAAGGTAAAAGCATCTAACAAAAAGATAAACGAAGTTAAAAATGCGTTAGGTGCTGATGAAGGAGCGTACTTCGTACCAGTAGTGAGAGACATTCCACAAAAGGAACTCACCAAGTATAATAATAAGGGATTGAACGTGTATGGAGTGAATTGGTTATTAAATCAAATTAATGCACCATTCTCAGAAAATGAGTACTTCACATTCTTAGAAACTACGATTGCACCTCTATTGGAGAAGAAGGGGTTGTAATGTATCACATGATACAGAACTGCTCCCACCAGGATCGCCTGTAAGGTGCCTGTAAAAAGTCTTAGGGGTGATAGTATCCCCCATTTTTTATAAAAAAAAGCAGGCTCCCCCCGTGTCGAACTTTTCGTCTTCGGTGATACTTCCCACCTCTTTCGCTTATATACTTATTATAATGCATGGGAAACTGGATTCAAGCTGGAGTGTGCCACTTTATAAACTGTCCACTATTGGTTGCATTGGTTGTTGTCCGTGTTATTATATTAATAAGAACATTTCCCACAAATGGATTATTTAAACGAAACACTATTACCACTCATAGAGAGTATAAAACCTAAGAAGTCTGAATCTTACATACTTGAAGCATTAGACTTAGACCGCTACTCAGCACACGGAATACAAATCACATTTGGAGAAAGGATAGAACAATTCTGGAATAAGGTTATCTCAGATAGTCAAGCAACCAACTTAATTGAAAATTCAAATTTGGTTGACGTAGAAGGTAAGACCCGACAGATTGACCACAATTTTGAAGTGGATAACGTGAACTACTACCTTGAAAGTAAGTGTTGTTTAAACTTTGATAGTGAGAAGGTTAAAGCATCTAACAAGAAAATACAACAGATAAAAGAAGTACTCGGAGCAGATGAAGCAGGTTATTTTATACCAGTAGTCTCAACGATTAAACAAAAATATCTTACAAAGTATAATAAAAAAGGTTTAAATGTCTATGGTGTAAAGTGGTTATTAAGTAAAATTGATGCACCATTTACAGAAGAGGAGTTTTTTACATACATGAGAGAGGTTATCGCACCTCTCTTAGAAAGTAAAGGACTATAGGACAGTTTAATTAGTGTCACATAGTTCCCCCACTCTATTCAAAAGTGGGTTATATTATAAAAGTAATCAAAGGAGCATCAATGCAACTAACACCAATCGCATCAAACATGACAGAAATTGAAACTGATGATGCAAGAATTTTATTTTCCTATCGTACACCTGTCGCGGCATACGTTTTCGGAGTTGGATACGTTAAAACTGACAAGTGGTGGAGTGTGACCACATCACGACACATCAACAAATGGACAGACAACTGTACAGTAAAAGAAGTGTCACAAACCTTCCTAGACAAGTTGGTCTAGGGGGGTATAATGGGAATATCAAACGCAATCTTTCTTTACATTCTAATCATCATCTTATTATGAATCCACAATCACACAGAAGCACAGAAGAGTTAAAGACAATCGTTAAAGCACTCTCAAAATTTAGAGTTTTGAACACACCAGCAGAGGATCAAAGACTTTTCGAGTGTGAACAGGAACTCAGAAAAAGAAAAAGAGAAGATGACTTTATTAATGCACACTTTCAAGTAATTACTTACAGTTAGTGGACAGTTAATTAAGTGTCACACGGGGACTACCACAGTCCCCAATATCCATTATAATAAGTACATACAAACAAAACACTATGTCAACACTACACCACGAAGACATGCTACTTCAAATCTTTGACGAAGTACAGGAAGCATTCCCATACTATGAAGAAGAAAAGCAAATTGAGATAGCAAACAACAGATTTCAGGAGTTATGCCAGTGAATATCGGAGACAGAGTACAAACTTTACACACACTCACACCAATTACAGGCGAAATTGTGGACATGTATAAAAATCTTGTCACTATTGCTGACGATGACGCAGAAACAACCGATGATCTTTTATCATTTCATGCATCTGAATTGGAGGTAATTTAGATGTATGAATTTGACGGATACGACGAAATCCTAAAGTGTTACGAAGGAGTAACCGACCAACACGCAAGCACATCGTTTGAAGTTGGTCTTATGAATGACCTTTATTATCAACTATTCAGAGAGGACTTTTAAATGACAGGAATTGAACTTTTTATACTGATTGGCGGCTGCTATGCACTTTATACAGTGGGCATGGCAATCGCTACCGAACTGGATTATAGAGCATCCGTGAACAAATACAAGCGGGAGTATGACAGTTAACAAAGTGGCACACAGTGGGTTTATTTTGATCTCATTGTTGTTTATAATAAGTACATAACAAACAAAGTTTCAAAACTATGTACACTTCAAAAAGAGTAATCAGACCTAACGACGAAGTAGTAAGGTATTATTGCGACAACGGATATGGTCTATCGGTTGCCTGTCATGAGCATTCTTACGGAGGGAAAGAAGGTCTTTATGAGATCGCACTTTTAAAAGATGACAAAATACACTACGACGACGAGTGGACAGACGTTAGAGGATATTTAACCAAAGGAGAAGTTTGGGCATGGTTGAAAATTGTTTCAGAATATTAAATCATTGTTAAGGGGGTCACAGTTACCCCCATTATCCTCTATAATAGAGTTATACACCACCACAAGGAGTTCTTTATGTACACCACCGAACAATTTGACAAGGATGTTGAAGGTTTGAGAGCATTGATCAAAATGTGTGATGATTTGGAGAAGGAGGAGAATAAAAAAGCAGATGCCTTGATTAAGCAAATCAATGGAGAAAATGCTTACTACTGGAGGGCATACTAATGAATAAGAAATACATCGTTGAAAACCTTGAATTTGATAAGAAATTCAAAAATGAAAAAGAGATAGAGGATCTCAATTTCAAAAGGGATAATGCAATCGGTATTTGGGACATTGAAGGCAAAACCGAGGATGAGAGAGTTAACAACCTTTTTAATAAGGTTCAAGACTACATGGGAGTCTATCTTTGCTCTCTTTCATACTGTAACAACCGACCCCACGCATTGACAGCGTTCAAGTAGACAGTTTATAAACTGTCACACGGGGACTACACAAGTCCCCGTTATCTATTATAATAAGAGTATACAAAAAGGAGTTACTTCATGTTTCAAACAGCAATCAACCTTACAGACACACCAAAAAAAGAGTACAACGGATGGTCAGATTGGACAACTTGGAATTGTGCATTGTGGATCGGAGGAGATGAGGGTTTTTATAATATGGCAAAAGATTGCAGAGATTACGGAGAGTTCGTTGATTATATCAAAGAAGTTTACATGGACAAAACACCCGACGGAGCAAAGTGGGATGAGGCAGACTACACCGAAATGCAAGAGATGATGGAGGAGTTGTAAACAATTGTTTCAGTTGCTCGCACTTGGGCAACTGAACCTTTATAATAAGAGTATACAAAACAAATTTAAAAATTATGTTCGATTACAAAATCACTGCTTATAACAAACTTGGTAAAGTTCAAGAGACAGAAAACCTTTTCTGTGCACCTGACGAAATTGATGACGTTATGTACACAATGTCTGAGCAGTACGGATATGCAGAGGCATTCGACACAATGAACACTCACGTTGGTGAGTATGGTGAAAGACCTCTTTCACTTGGTGAAAGGAAATATTTCTAATTGTTTCAATGTCCAGACTTTACCCACAGTCTGGACAAAAATCCTTTATAATAAACGTATACAAAACAAATTTCAAAATTATGTTACCACAAGTTCAAAGAATTTCAGAAAGAATCCTCAAAGTAGACAACTTTGAAAACGTTGCCCACGTATGTTGCGATTGGGAAGAGTTCGTGTTTGAGGTTGCAGAGTGGGGAGTAGACCACATTTGCGGAGTTGACTTTGATGACCTAACTGATGAAGCAATCAAAGAGTTAGACACATTCATTGCTTCATTCGGTTGTTCACCAAGTGATCCGCACCCTTGCTCAAAATACGCAAACCCTATCTTTGCGTAATATGAAAAACAAACACCTTGAACACCCCGAAGACACAATCCTTACAGGGAATCTATCTGTATTAGATGCGTTCTCATCAGACAATCATTATTCCGTGAAGATTGACGGATCACCCGCTATAGTGTGGGGTACTGATCCAGAGAACGGAAAGTTTTTTGTAGGCACGAAGTCCGTATTTAATAAGAGAACCCCAAAGGTCAATTATAGTATACAGGATCTTGAACGCAATCACCCTGTATTTGAGTTACAAGCCATTCTCATTCGTTGTTTTAATTGATTACCCCGTATCGGTTTTGAGGGTCGTATATTACAAGGGGATTTCATCGGGTTCGGAGGTTACAGAGATTATAAACCTAATGCAATCAGTTATACTTTCGATACTGTTCAGAACGTGGGAGTCGTCGTTGCACCTCATACAGAGTATAAGGGAACAACACTTAAGGACATGAACGCAGAACCCTTAATTGAAAAGTTAGATCCGACAATGTTTGTTCAACCAAGTGCGTGGTTAGGGGAACGTGGTGCGACAATGGATATTGATATGATGATCGGGTTTGCCCGTCAGATGGCAACCTTAGTTGACTTTGCCACAGAGAAAGAAGCAAAGCAGTTGAAACAGGATCTCAACGCATACATTCGTGATGGTGATGAAGTTGTTGCGGAGGAGTTCGCAAACTATCAACTTGTTAGATTGTGGTTACTGGTTGAGAGCATTAAGACTGAGTTTATAGAACTTATGAGAGATGATTTCAAGTGCGATTGCTGGTTA